ATTTTAGATGAGAATGATTATTGGGCAGAATCATTCAGTAGTTATTTAATTCCAATAATACCATCACAACAAGTCCCTGAGTTTCAAAATTTACTTCCCGGCGCTCCATATATTGTTTATGATATTGAAACTTTAATGTATTCTAGTGATTATTGGATCTGTGAAGAAGAAGTTACCTTAACAATAGTATCAAATGATTACGGAAAAATATTTGAAATTATTGAATTATCAAAAGATTTATTTAGAAGATATGATTATTCAGCAGCAGATATAAATAATCTAGGGGCTAGTCCATTTAAATTTTTAAATATTTATCTTTCTGGAATAATGTCTCCTGACTATGGAGAGAACGAGGGCGGGGTGCTTGCCGGAACAGTTAAACTGTCCTATCAATATGTCAGAGATATTAAATCTAACGGTAGATTCAGTTCCTGACCAAAGGTCCATTCTGTGGTAATATGATATTGAGGAAGTGTCACCAAATTATTCAAAAAATAAAGGTGGTGAAAAAATAAATGGCTCTACCCGAAGTTAAAAATATCGTAGTTGGCGCTGCTAACATATTCTATAGCGCAAGTTCTGGTGCCTCTAGACCAAATCTAGATCCTGCCGGGGCGCTGACTGGTGCTCAGTCTGCCGTCCTTGCAACAAGAACAGCAAGTTGGAATCCAGCATTAGGATCAGGCTCATGGATTGAGGCCGGTCTAACATCTGAAGGTATTGATTTATCCTATGAACCTAGTTACGGTGAGGTTATGGTTGATCAATTACTGGACGTTGCAAAGATCTTTAAGCAATCTCTAAAAGTTACCCTAAAGACCACTCTTGCAGAAGCAACACTAGGAAACCTAGAAGTTGCGTTTGGTAATGCTGGAACTGTTACTTATAACGCAGGATCTACAGTTCTGAACCTTGCGGCAGGCTCTCTGGGCGCAGAACCAGTGGAAAGATCACTTATATTTGTAAGTCAATCTGCTCCAGAAGGTGCTGTTTGGGGTGCTAGTAATAATGCTTCTCCCAGTGCTAGTCAAAACACTGAGCGTGTATACTATGCTCGTCGTGTTGTTTCTATGGATACAGTTGGTCATTCACTTAAGCGTGATACAGCAACAACATTCCCGGTAACATTCAGGTGTCTTCCAGATACCACATACCCCGGTAGTGAATACGGAAAGATTATTGACCGTCTTTACAGTGGCACCGCATTTGTAGGATAGTATTAAATACAACTTAATAAAGGCTTGCCCCGCTTCGGCGGGGTTTAGTCTTTTATGCGTTTAATAGTTATTTTGATATAATTTAAAAGAAAGTAGGAGGAATTTTGGCTACCAAAGTATATGACGAGATTGAAATAGAACTCTCTAGTGGAGATGTTATTAATGTTAGACCACTTCCAATTAAATCTTTAAGAAAATTTATGGAAGTAATAAAAAAATTAGATAGTGAAGATATAAAAGATGAAACTGAAGCCATGGATGTTTTTATTGAAGCCTGCATGGTTTGTATGGAAAAAATTAAACCCGAACTTTCTAAGGATCGTGATTTATTTGAAGAATCTATCGAGGTTCCAACAATGATGAAAATTCTTGAAGTGGCTGGAGGCTTAAAACTTAACGACCCAAATCTTCTGGGAGCAGCACTAGTTGGGACGAACTAGATCTTGTTGCTCTAGAATCTGAAGTTTTTTTGTTAGGTCGATGGAAAAATTATGATGAACTTGAAGACTGTCTTACTATCGAAGAATTACTGGCAACAATTAAATCTCTTAGAGAGAAGGACGAGCGAGATAAAAAATTCAATGCCGCTATTCAAGGTATCGACCTTGACGAACAGGACTCTACCGCTCCTGATATTACTACCCTCAGTGGTGGGCGTGCTCAAAAGGCCGGATTCGGCATTGGGATGGGGCTTGGGTATGAAGTTGAGGGGTTGTAGTCGATGAGTCGTATTGAACTTAATTTTGTTGCTACTGGAGATTTTAAAGCAGTTCAAAGTCAAATTAATGCTTTAAGAACAACGGTCCAACAACTTAATAGAGAAATCGGCGGCGTGGGAATTGATTCTGGACGTGTGTCTCAGATTCGAGCAGCAGTTTCAGAGTATGATCGTATTGTTCAGTCAACAGGTAATTTTACTAGACAAACAGTTCAACTTGATGATGCTACAACTAAATTTGGAC